ACCGCAGGGGCTACTACGGCCCCTTTAGGTTGCTGATCTTTTTTCCTCTTTATCTCAAATCCGAATATATCCATAATATACCTTTATAATAAAAACACTACTAGAACGGTAATGGGAATGTACCGATAGGTGTATCGAAACTCACATTAATACCGAAGTCAGAACCTTCAGTTGTATTAGATGTCCAGTAGTTATATGTCCATTCAACGTCAAACATTTCAATTACGTTATTTGTTTCATAGTCCAACTGAATCGGTGAGATTACTGTTGGGTATGCATCTCTAAACGTATAAGATTTGATTGCAGCTCCATTTCTATCTAATTGAGTTACTAATAAGTCAACTTGATAGTCACCAGGATTTGTTCTACCATCAGTTTGGCTGTGGTTCATAATACCGTCTGACCAACGCTCTAGAGCATTACGTACAGCGAATGTGGTATCATTGTACACAGACACAGTCCAAGGTGCAAATGTTCTTTCACCAGCAAAGTTAACTTGACGGCCTCTATAGAAAACTGGAGTGTTATCTATAGTTGATTGTGGTAATTGCGCAGCTTTACACATGAACTGCGCATTTAATCCAACCAAAGTACCGGCAGTAACAAAGTTAGGAAAGGACAGATCCACTCGGAACTGATTGGCACGAGCGCCGCCTCCAATCATCTGAGCTTTAAAATCACTTAAATTTGCCATTTTTGATTTCCTTTGTTATTCTTTATTATTTATATACTATGCACCAATTTCTTCAAAACTTACAGCACTTCTTGCAGCAATGAAGTTCAATGAGATGAAGTTAATTGAGCGATTAGGTTTAATAAAGATATCGGCAACAAACTCGTTACGATCGATAACTTCACCAGTATTATTTGTATCATCACATTTAACGCGATAATCAATAATACCTCTTCGACCTTGTACATCTCTTAAGAATGGTTCAACCAAATTCTTAAATTGTGCTCTTGTAAATGAATCGTTAAATTCAAATAATTGATATTTAGCCGCAATTGCAATTGCTTTTTCAAGAACAATAAACAATCTACGAACGTTAATTCTATCAAATGCACTTGGTTTAGCAAGAAGAGTTTTATCACCAAATAAGACTGTACCTTCGCCAGGGAATGTAACTACTGGGTTGATACCTTTCTTATAGAGTGTATCTCTTTCTGTTTTACCTGGGTTTACAGCAAGTTTAACAACGTTCTTAATTTGACCGCGGTTAAGACCAGCTGGAGACCACCAAGCATCATTTGTATAATCTGTACGAGCAGCAAGACCAGCAATATCACCGTTAAGTGGTACCCAACGATAAGTATCATTATAGCGGTCATACTGATATTTGTAACCAGAATCTAATACAGCATATGATGATGATGGTAATTCATTTCTAAATGCGACTAATTTATTAGCAGCATCAGAACCATTACCTTGAATAATATTACCTGTACTTACTTCTAAAGGTGATAAGAATGCTACACAATCTTTTCTTACTTCAGCAATATTACTGATAATATAATCAGCAACTTCTTCTGTTGCTCTACCGCCTAAAACTAATGAAATGTCATATAAATCTGAATTAGCAAATACTGAGAAGCCATTCATAATTTGACCTGATGTAGGTTCAACATCATCTGTACCACCAGATAAAGATCTAGACACAACGTTTGCTAAGTCAGCATAACCTTTACCGTTAGCAGCTACAGTTCCCCATCCAGCAACAGAATCGCCAGATAAAGTAGTTGTATTTGTTGTAGAACTTGAACCAAGGTCTGTTGGATGATCCATCCACCAAATATAACGTGATTGTGAGTTAATTACTGTTTTATAGTAGTTATTAGCACCGTCAGTTTTCTTAGCATCAGAAGCTTTAGATAAGAAAGCAAATCTTTCTAAGATAGAACCTGGAGTACCTGTCCATTCACCATCTTCGTCAATAACAATTACGTGTACTTCGTCGCCTTGACCACCAACACCTTCTACATAAGCAGATGTTTCTGGTTGAGCATCAAATTCTTGTGCGTATGGCCAGTTAACATATGTTGAATAGTCTGCAATTTCAACTTTAAGTGAGTTACCTAAAGCACCTGGATATTTAGCTGTCCATTCACCAACAATACCATTACCATTTACATAGTTGTCATTATAATCATCAAAGTTTTTAACTTTTAAACCTTTAGTTTCTAATGTAAAACCTAAAGTTGGTTGGTTAGCACCAGAGTCTGCTTCAATAGTAACTTCAGCAGTATCTGGAACACCTTGGTCATCACTAGTATAACCAAAACCACCATTTGTAATTGTAATACCTGTTAATGCACCTGTATTTTCATCAACAACAGCAACCGCAGTAGCTTGTGTACCACCCGCAATGTCTGGAGCTGAGATTGTAACTGTAGGTAGATCTGCTGGGTCATAAACTGCACCAGCATCATTAGTAACTGTAATTGTTGCAATAACACCTGCCTGCACGGCAACAGCGTTAACAGCTTCTGTATCGACACGTGAAATTAATAAGTTATTTGTGTATGATAGGAAGTTAGCTGCAGTGAACCATGATTGACCAATACCATCAACCGGTTTTCCGAAACGCTCTACAAGAGTGTTTTCAGAAGTGATAGTAACTGGTTCCTCAACTGGACCCCACATAAATGTACCCGCATAAGCGCCAGCCGATGTTGACACAGCAGGAACAATATTGGTAAGATCCTGTTCTGTTACTAATACTCCTGGAGATAATTGAAACGCCATTATGTTTCTCCTTAATTAATGTATTATTAGAGTTTCCTCTATATCGTATATTTATATTATTATAATATTCAAAAATTCGCTAGCACTTGTTCACGATCATCTTCTCTTCCATCGTCATAGAATCCAAATGGTGTTAGCTCATCTTCTATCTGCTGTATATGAGATTCATACATTGCTTGTCTCATATTAACATCATTTAAGTCTTTAAAGTATGGATTGGAAGTTAACCAACTAAATAATACTAAAGTCATAACCAAATCATCATGATAACCCTCATCGGCAGCAAATGATCCACGCTTTTCAATAAAGGTTGATAACTCTGCAATAGTATCGACATCTTGAATAATTAACTTATTCTCTTCAACCATTGACTTCAAATTGGTACAACCAATTCGTTTTACTCTTTTATCAGTAACAACTCCAAGTTGTGTTTGTCCGCCTCCAAAACCTCCTGAGACAACCTGTCCATTAGAGCTTCTATTGACAAAGAGTATATTCTCGTATTCAAGCTCAGAGTATAATATTGATGCTACTTGTTCGCTTGAATTTACTTCTATTAATACATATGCATTATTATATTCTGTTGCTATTTTATGTAGTATATTTGGGTAGAGTAATGGGCTTATCTTATTATCCCTATATTTTCCTACCTGTTTATATGGTATTTCTGTAATATCTATTATATTAAATGCAGAATAATCACCACCAACACCTTTTGCAGTATCAGCAATGATAACATATGTATGTCCTTTTTCAGGCTTATTAAATATATCTAAGCCATCTTTACTATATTTATTATTTGTAGGATTTAGCTTTGCAATAACGTCTGCTCGTATCAATGTTAAACTTGATCCTAAAAATGTACATAATACCTCTTGGTTGAATTTTAGCTCACCAAGCTGTCTTTTTTGTTCTTCTGCCCACTTTTCATCTCGTCCTGGAATACGATTATATGGTATAAACAGTGGTACAAAGTCATTATTTCCTTCTTGTGCATCATTCCAGAACCTCCAGAAATGATTATATCCTAATGGTGTAGAAGATAATAAGATCTTTGTTGTAGTACCAGCAGAAATTGTAGGATAAACCGAAGTAAAAAAGTCTTCTGCTACATTATTTGGTATAATTGCGGTCTCATCAACATATAACATGTTAACAGATTTACCACGAATACCAGAACTTGATGTTGCTGCAGTAAATACAACTGCATTATTTTCTAATTCAATATCACCTTTATTCCATGTTATAACGCCTTGTTGCATCCACTTAGGCAAATTCTCATACATTAATTGGTATCTGCTAAGTACTTCCCGCGCGGCGGCTGCTTTGTTTGCCAATATGGCGACCGTTTTCGAATCTTGAAATATAGTGTACCATAGAATGTACGCAGCACTTGTGGTAGTTTTACCTTGCTGCCGACCTTCCATAAGAATGACTTTACGATTTTCATGTATTATTTTAACCTTTTCACGTTGACACTCATATAATTTAAATGGTTGTAGGCCATGGTCTAGTGTAATAATCTTACAATAGTTCTCAATAAAATAGATCGGATCTTTACGGCATTTACGAAGTTCTATTACATCATCTTCTGTAAATGGTACTGTTACACCCGCTGCTTTTAAATTAGGATTACCTAAATAAACTTGTGCCATTAAAATTGAGCTTCCCAGTTCTCTGTGAGTGGATCATCAGGAGAAGGCTGGGTTGCTGTATATTTTGTGTTTATTGGCTCTGAAAGATTAACATTAGTTGTTGTAATAACACCTTGTTCATTAACATAACCATAAACGTTTGTTTTTAACTGAAAGTTCAGTGTATGAGTAACAAACCTTCTTGTCTGAAAATCACCATCATATTCATCGTTAACCTGTACTGATTGTAAAATCACAGGAACATCTTGTACTATATCTAAAGCCGGTAATGCATTAACTGCCAATGTGTATTCAGGTGTGAATATTGGTAGTATTTGTTCAAGTATTTGCATACCATCTTCTTGTGTCTTTGTAATAATGTATAAACTAATATCAATATTATATGGGGCAGGACTAAATGTAGACTTCTTATTAGTACCATTTAAATTTTCACATGTAATCTTATTTAGTTTATTTGTTTTTCTTGTTGGGTCATAAGCATAACTTACAATTTCAAAACTCATTCTTGGTAATGAAACATATGTATAGTTATTTAGAGATGGATCTCCATCTACTCTTACTAACCATTTTTCTTTTGGAGCATATGCTAATGGTACTTGAATTGTTTGTTCCACTTGACCATCATTATTTGCTCTTTGAATTCTAATATCAGAGAATAGACGACCAAAAGCAACAATACTTTTTCTTATTGCGCCATGGTAATATGTTTGATCGTTTAACATTAGTTAACTTCTCCAAATGGATTATCTTCTGAGAATAGAATATCAGCGCCTTCTTCTTTAAATTTATTATTGTCACCAAAAGAATCTTGTTTATCTAGATTCTCAATATAAGCAACTGCTGTAGCCTGTGTACCACCGTCTGTTGGTGTTAATGTGACTGTAGGTGCTGATGTATATCCAGATCCTGGATTATCAATACGAATCCTTATAACTTCTGTAGTGTTAACACCGGCTTGATCTCCAAGTATAGCTGTTGCAGAAGCAGTTGTATATAATGGAGGTGGATCAATTGTAATTGTTGGAGCTGAAGCATAACCAGAACCAGGATTAATAATTGATATACTTGTGACTTTGTTGTTAGAAACTGAAGCTAATGCTGTTGCAGTATCTGACCCTGTATCTGGATCACTAATTGTTACTGTTGGTGTAGATGTATATTCAACCCCTCCATAAGTTACATTAATTGCAGTTAATGCACCATTTGTAACAGTTCCAACTGCTAATGCAGTAGATTGAGCAGCCTGTGGCGCAGAAATTTCAACTGTTGGAGCTGTATTATATCCTATACCTCGGTTTGTTACTCTTATTTCTCTTATTGTGCCATTTGGTACAACATCTGTACTAAATGATTTGAGTGATTCGAAGTCATCAATCTGTTTAATACCAGTTTCCATTCTTTCAGAAGCATATTGAAAGAGTTCAACTTCAAGTTTATACACAAAGAGTTTACCAATCTGATAGAAAGGATCTTGATGTTGTACAAACTTAATTTCAAATAAACCATCTGTTAAAGGAAAATATAATAAGTCACCTTCATTTGGTCGTGATGGTATTGTTGTAACACCAAATCGTCCAACTAATTGATCCCAGCGTCTTCTTGCTACAGTTAATGTAGCAGATTGTTCCATCATCATACCACCGAATCTTTGGATGAATGCACCTTGGCCTTCAAAGCCTTCAGCATTTTCTAAGTACATTTCAATAGCAAATGCTTTCTTAAATTTAGAAAGTCGGTCTTCGCCTAGTATCTCATCTTTTGCTACAAGTTCTCTTGGTATATAATAGAAATTTTGACCGTAAATAGAGATTGACTCTACAATAATATCTTCATGTAGTAAGTGTTCTGACCTAGTGCCGTGACTGAAATAGACTGAACGTGGCATTAGTTATCCTAAAAAGAATTCAAGTGGAGCTGATTTATTAATTAACTCATCTTCTAGTTGTGAGATCTCATTGTTTGCTTCATCAAACAAAGCATTACCATCAAGTGTTACACCACCTGGTAATGAGATACCTGTAAATTTCTTAATGTTTGTTGCCCATTGTCTTTTAATAAGTGCTGATGTATACTTTTTCAACCATGGTTCATTCCAAACTTTAGACCATTCTGTAGGATCTAATGCTCGATAACATTCAACAATGATATATTCACCGAGGTTAATATCAGAACCCCAATTAATATCTAAGAATAAACGACCTTGCATACGATTAAATCTGTATATTGGGTGACCATTCAGTTCTAAATCTAATAAAGCAATGTGTTGCATTACTTGTTTATAATAGATAAGTGAAACTGATGTTAAGTCATATAAATCATTTAATCTTAATTGATATTGTAAATCAAATAAGTTCTTTGAAGTAGAAGCTGCAGCAAATGGGATAATACGATTAACACCATAGACTAAGTCAGGCAAATCAAAGTACTTATTGTCATATGTACCTTTAGTGACTGATGTCAGTGTTGTTGATGTACCAGAAGATTCACCTACAATCTGTTCGCCCAGTGTAAAATCGCCATCAATATCTTGTACTAATAATGTATTACCACTAGATTCTCTCCATGCACTTACAGAAGAATCCATTTCTCGTGTAACTCTTGCTTTAGTTCCAGATGTTTGACCTGTTACTATTTCATTAAGAGTAAATCCTGAAATTGCTGTTGTCATAAGCATCTCAGATGCAGTGACTTTTTGTTTTAAGTAAACTCTTTCAATACCATCAAAGTGATATTGTCTCCAGTATTCAAGTGCTTCATCAACACGATCTTCTATTTGAGAATCATCGATGTTAATCTCAACAACTGGCTCGCCTAAGTCTCTTAAGCAGTATTCTATTAATTGTTGTCGTGTTGTAACAGCCATTTTATTTCCTAATTGTTCTTTATATTATTTATACTATGCTGTAAATGTATCTGATGAAGTGAATGTATGATATGTATATCCACCAGATTCTGTAACTGTTCCACCGGTTCCTCTTTGTGAACCTGAATATCTTATTATAACTATTCCTGATCCGCCGTTTGCTCCAGTAGTGCCTCCAACACCAGATTGGCCGGCTCCACCGCCTCCACCTCCACCAGTGTTTGCTGTTCCTGCAGTAACTGTTCCCATATTGGTACCACCAGCTCCTCCACCACCAGAGCCTCCTGCTCCACCTGAGCCGCCAGAATTACCACCTCCGCCACCTCCGCCTCCTGCGTAGGTTGTTCCATTTTCCCAGGTTTTTCCAGCTCCACCAGCTCCACCATTATTGCCTGATCCATTTGCACCTGCAGCACTAGCACCACCCCCGCCACCAGAACCTTGATATCCTCCGGCAACAGAAGTTCCTCCAGCAAAACCTTGTCCAGATGTTCCTGCGCCACCAGCATATGATCCACCTCTGCCAGATGCTCCTCCACCAGATCCGCCAGGTTTTCCTGGTGTTGCATCTAAACCACCTGTACCACCGCCGACTGCGGTTAAACTATTAAACGTAGAATTAGATCCATTTGGATATGAATTAGGAGCATTAGTACCTGGAGCACCAGCGCCAATAACAATAGGAAAACTAGATCCTATTGTAAAAGTGTCAGTACCTGAAATATAACCACCAGCTCCACCGCCGCCACCATGTGAACCTGTACCACCACCTGCTCCGGCAACAATAAGATATTCAACACCATATTGTAAACCTGATTGATCTGCATTAACCCATCCGCCAGAAGTATTATATAGTTCTAATCGACCCGTTGTAGTGTTATAATATGCTTGACCATTAGACGGATTACTTGGACGATTTGCTTGAGTGCCAGATGATAGTAATTTATCATTAAACTGTGTTAATCCAGTGGAGATTTTGGTTAATGCCATTTATTATTCCTCGGTGACTACGTCCCATGAAGTTGTTTCTTCGTTCCATACATACATTTGTCCATCTTCAGGATATGCTACAGGAGCTTCCCATAAGCATGATTCTTCATTGAGTGTCCAAGATGGATATGGTTGTGGTGGGATAAATGCATCTTTATCTCTGTCATAGGTAAAACCTACACCAGCATAATTTTTTCTTAATGCTACTCCACCATCAGGTTCGCCAGTTTCTGGATTATAGTGTACACCACCTTTTGTATTATATGATGTTTGAATCCATTCACCTGGACTT